GTGTACCCCCGTAACTATGTGATTCCACGTCTACGTGGTGTTACGGTTGAGCAAGATTACGAAGTGATGAATCAGCGACGTGTTATCGTTGCGACTCAGTCACTCGGATTTGAAGAAATCGTGGCCGGCGCTTCAGCTGACCAACCTTCAGTTCGAATTAACTTCCAGTCTTAATAACCAGCAAACTTGGGGGAGCTTCGGCTCTCCCAGGTTTTTACTAATTTACTTATGGCAGATTTAGTTACATTATCAGATTATAAAGATGCGGAGGGAATTGCAAATCCTAAAGAAGATTTGCGATTACAGTCTCTTATTCCATCTGTGAGTCAATTAGTAAAAACCTACTGTGGTAACAGCATAGTGGACTTTTATTCATCAAATAAAGAAGAAGATTTTGATGTTTATTGGGATACTTATGCAGTACAACTTACAGAAAGTCCTATTGTTTCAATAGTAAGTGTACAAGAAAGAGGTAGCTATGATGAAGCTTATACTACTCTCACTACAGGAGCGCATGAATATTATCTTGATGCGCGTACCGATAGTATTATACGAACTAATAGCTCTGGCACTCGTCTTAATTGGAAGCAAGGTGTTGGCGCCGTAAAAGTTATATATAAAGCAGGATATGCTTCCACGCCCTCAGACTTAAAGCTAGCAGTATTTGATTTAATTACATACTACTTAAGAGATGAGCATAAAGAGCGTAGAACCCTTGGAGGAGCCAGTATACAAAATCAGCCCTCTACAAGCCAGAGAAATAATGTAGCGTTTCCAGACCACATTAAGCGAGTTTTAGACTTATATAAGAATTTTTAATGGCAAAGGGTGATCTCAAAAAAGTACTTGAAGAGCTGAATACCCAGCTTGAAAAAGATTCAGAAGCTTATCGTACTTTGGTTGCAAATAAGCAAGCTCACTACTTAGTTCTAGATCAGGAAAAATTAAAGAAACAAATAGAAGCACAGCTTCTTGCTGTAGAGAAGAAAGCAGACTCAAAGTTTAATAAACTTAGTAAGGATCTTCAAGGTGTTGTAGATCGTGAAGTTCCAGAAATGTTTAACTACTTAGCTGACAAGCTAGATCCTAGACATTATGAGAATCCAAGAAGAAAATATCTAACAGAAAGTTACGATAATAGTGGTGGAGTTTTAACTGTCGTAATTGAAGTAAAAGCAGGAAAGCCTCCTGGTGACGTTTTTGCATACTTTAGAAGAATTAAACAGAGATCACAGAAAAATTTAGTTACTGAGTTAAATAAAGAGATTGCAAAGTTAAATAAAAGAAATGTAGCTCAGAGGCAAGAAGTAAAGTCCTCTGATTTTTTAGATATTGGACACGTTGGAGAGTCAGCAGTATCGAAGCAAAGAAAAGCAGAAGTAGAAAGAACTTTATTTCAGTTCAGCCAGCAACAAAATCCAATGGTTAGAAAGTTCATAAAAGAGCTGGCAGGAGAAGTAGAGTTAAAGATTAGACGAGTTCCTTCAAAGAAGAAAGTTGGCGGAAAAGAAGTAAACGAGATAACTCTTGAAAGTACACGTTTAAATAAAGCAGAGGGGCAAGAATTAAAGAAAGTAGCTGGCGAAATAAATGATAAGCTAGAAAAACTTATAGCTGCATTAGACCCAACACCTGCAGAACTTTCTGGCTCTCCTTCTTATGTCGATAGAGCAGAGCAACAGGCTGTTAATATGATGGCTAATGTTGCGACAAAGATTGGAGCTAAAAAGAACTTTAAGGCAAAAAAACAAGCTAAAAAGACTTCAACTGCTTCTGTAAAACGAAAATCAAAAGCAAGTGCGGGAAAAGCTTTTAACGATAAAACAAAAGCTCCTGCAATTAAAATGGGATCTGATGAAGGAAGAAAGCAATCGCCTATAAGCTTAATGGCTTTAATAAATGCAAAACTGCCTTCTACAGTAAGAAAAAATATGGGTGCTCCAAGATTGGAGAATCAAACTGGACGATTTGCTTCTAGCGTTCGTATGGTGGATGCAACAATAACTCCACAAGGCTTTCCAAGCTTAGGATATACTTATCAAAAACAGCCCTATGGAGTTTTTGAATCAACAAGTGGAAGTAGATTTGCAAGCATAGAAAGAGATCCAAGAACTTTAATAGATAAGTCTATAAGAGAAATTGCAGCAGAACTAGTAACAATGAGACTGTATACAAGGAGAGTCTAGTGTCAACAAGAACATATACTTCTAGACGAGCAAATATACTAGAAGCTCTTACTGTTAAGTTGCAAGATATTGATGGCTCTGGAGTATTTCTTACAGATTTACAAAATAATGTTCATCCTAGACTTAAGTTCTGGGATGAAGTAGTAGAGTTTCCGGCAGTGCATTTAAATGCAGGAGCAGAAACAAGGCAGTATCAGGGCGGAGGCTATAAAGATAGATTTTTAAGTATAGTTGTTCGATGTTATGTTTCTGATGAAAATGATGCTACAGAAGCTTTAAACATGCTGATGGAAGACATTGAAACAGTACTAGAAGATAACTCTAGACTAGAATACTCTGATAAACAGAATAATACATTTAATGTTCAACAGATCACAATAGTTAGTATTAATACTGATGAAGGTGTACTAGAGCCTCTAGGTGTAGGTGAAATTACAATAGAGGTTCGATATTAGAAAATACTGGCACGAACAGACGTTCACGTCCAAGTCTTTTCAAGTTTCATAGGAGAAAACTATGGCTACTAATTTGTATTTTAGTCGCGATACTAAAGTCTATATTGAGGTAACAAATGGAGTCTTTGAAGTTCCTGTTCTCGATGGCTTTAGTTTTAGTCAGGCTAATAATTCAACAGAAGTAACACTCGCAGAGATGGAATCGTCTGCCGGTGTAAGTAAGCGTGGACGAAGAGTATTTAACGACTCACTCGCACCTGTTGAGTGGTCTTTTTCTACTTATGTCCGTCCTTTTAAATCTGCAGGTACAAATACTGCAGGAAATGCAAATAAAAATAGTGTAACCAGTCATCATGCTGTAGAGGAAATTCTATGGGCTCTTATGGCAGGTCCTGCTACCTATACTGCAACTAGTAGTTCCGCAAATGCTGCACTAACTGGTTTAACCACAGACGCTACCGACTTAGATATTACATTTGCTAACTCAAATAAATCTACATTGGGAACGGCAAATATTTATTTCTCACTTGATGATGCTGGAGGCAACCCGACGGTTTATAAGTGTACTGATGCTGTTGTAAATGAAGCAACTGTTGACTTTGATATTGATGGTATTGCAACAATTAACTGGTCTGGTTTTGCTACAACATTGGCTTCTTCAAGCAAGCCCACCCGCACAGTATTTGAAGCCATTAGTGCTACGAATAACTACATTCGTAATCGACTGACCCAGCTTACAATTACTGCAGATGATACTACTACTTTCCCAGGAGCAAGCAGTAATGGTGTATATAATCTTACTCTTACCGGTGGAAGTTTTACTATTTCAAATAATATGACATTCTTAACGCCAGAAACAATTGGTTCAGTTAACTTACCTATTGGTCACGTTACGGGAGCACGCTCTGTAAGCGGATCCTTTACGTGTTATCTAGCCTTAGATACTTCAAGCAACTTGGGAACATCAACTGATTTCTACGCAGATCTCACAACGACTGCAGCAAGAAATAAGGTTGTAAATAAGTTTGCAACTACATTTAAGATTGGTGGTGCTTCGGCAGCTCCTCGTTTAGAAGTAGCTTTCCCAACGGCACACTTTGAGATTCCTACTCATAGTGTTGAGGATGTTATTTCTCTCGAAACAACATTCCAAGCGCTTCCAGCAACAATTGATGCTACAAATGAGGTAACTCTTAAATACTTAGGTCTAGCACCTGCATAAGAAGAAGGGGCTTCGGCCCCTTTTTTCTTCCCACCATACAAAAAATATTTCTTGACATTTTTTCTCTCGTCGAGTAGAATATATCTTAATTAAATTGTCGCACCCTTTTGAGGAATTTTTTATGACCGATACGCCCGTTTCTTTAGCCAGTCTTATGACATCAAGTAAGACGGTTTCAATTGACTTTCCAGGTTACACAGGAATGTCAATTGACTTATGTTATTTAGCACGCGAAGAACTTATTAAACTTCGTAAACGATGCATTAAAACTAAATGGGATAAGAAAACCCATCAGCCCTTAGAAGAGCTAGATGAGGATAAATTCTTAGTTGAATACACAAAAGCAGTACTTAAAGGATGGTCAGGTCTTAAATATCGATACCTAGAAGAGCTTCTTTTGGTAGATATAGGAGAGCTTGATCCTGATGACGAGTTGCCTTTTACTCAAGAGAACGGGGAATTGCTTATGAAAAATGCAAATTCTTTTGATACTTGGGTAACTGAAACAGTAGGTGAGTTGGAAAATTTTACGGAGCGCAAGTAGCAGAAATAGTAAAGCTGCTTGAGCGTTATGTAAAAGAATCCGGACAAAAAGTAGATGTTGATAAATATCTTCTACTGTGTGAACAATTAGGACAAGAGCCAGATCCGAGTAAAATGCCACTGGAGGCTTCTGCATTTCCGCAAGAAGTTCAGGTGGCATTTTTTATGTTTGACCTTTTACCAGATCGCTGGGATGGAAACTCAGGCTTATATATGGGTAAAGACTGGGGTGCAGCAAATTTTTTGTTTGATTTATATGGTTTTGATGAAAAAACAGATATTGTTTACTTTATGAAAATTTATGAAAATTTAGTAATTAATGATAGGGCTGAACAAACAGAGCGAAAGCGTAAAGCCGCAGAGCGGAAAGCAAAGAGTAACTAATGGCTAAGAAGAAACAAGTATTTATTGAGGTAATAGTAGACGACAAGGGTACTACTCAAAAGCTTGCTGTCGATGCTAACAAACTAGAGAAGGCTCTTGTAGGTCAAAACAAGCAAACAAAAGATGCAGATCGCGCCTTGCGTGGTGCTGCAAGCATGTCCTCTAATACTACTAAAAACTTTAGTAAAATGCAGCAAGGTATTGCTGGAGGTATTGTTCCTGCATACGCAGAGCTTGCTGCTCGCGTATTTGCTGTTACTGCTGCTTTCCGCTTCTTACAAGAAGCAGCAGATACTCGTAATCTTATTGCAGGACAGCAACAGTTTGGTGCTTTGATGGGCACAAATTATTCAGCAATAACAAAATCTTTACAAGAAGCCACAAACGGACAGCTACGCTTTACAGAAGCTGCACAAGCTACCGCTATCGGTACAGCTGCTGGCTTAACTGGTGATCAACTTGAGCGTCTTGCAACTGTTGCAAAGAATGCTTCCTTTGCTTTAGGAAGAGATTTAACAGATTCATTTAATCGTTTGGTTCGTGGTACTACAAAAGCAGAACCCGAACTATTAGATGAACTTGGTATTATTCTACGCCTTGATCCTGCTACAAAAGCATATGCTGCAGCCACAGGTAGAGCTGCAAACGAGTTGACTGCTTTTGAGAGAACTCAAGCTGTTACTAATTTTGTACTCGAAGAAGGTGAAAGAAAGTTTGCAGCTATTGGCAAGGTAATGAATGAAGATGCAACTGCTGTTGCTGAGTTTGGAAAAGCTTTCGATGATATTGTTAATACTATAAAAGTTGGTTTAGTAAACGGTTTGACTCCTGTTTTACAATTTTTATCTAACAATGTAACTTCTTTAGTTTCTCTTTTTGGTCTTTTAGCCCTCCCTCTTGTTCGATCTGTTCTTCCTACTTTAGATGCTTTTGGAAACGCTGCAAAAGCTGCAGGAGACCGTGCAACTGCGTTTGCGGATAAAACTCAAGCTAAGTTTGATGACTTAACTAAACAAACTCGTGTTCTCGGCAAAGACATGGACGAAGTTGGTAAAAGTGCCACAGATCTAGCAAAGGGGGCAGGAGTAAAACAAGGACAAACAACTGGAACGGGTATGTCTTTTTTATCAGGAGAAGATAAAAGTAAGCGTGCACAGACTAATGCTGATAAAATTCTCAAGGGTGCTGAGAAACAAATTATTAATGGTAAAAAGGTTACAACCGGAAAGCTAAAAGGATTTAATGCTCAAGAGGTAAAAGATCTTCGCACATCCTATGATCAAAGAGTTCAAGTTGTAAAGAAGTTTGAAAAAACAACTCGATTGAGTATGAAAGGCATTGAGCTAACCGCAAAGCAAACTGCTGCAGGTATAAGTACAGCTTTTACAAAAGCATTTGCTAGCGCAGCTGCGGGTGCAAAAAAGTTAGCGGGTGGAGTGGATCTTTTATTTAAAGCAGCAGGTATAGCAGGAGCTATCCTACTTTTTATTGATTTAGGAAAGATGGCAATGGATGCTCTTTTTCCAATTTCTCCTGCTGCAAGAAGGGCTAATGAAGAAATAGCGGGTCTTTCGGAAAAAGCAGCAGAGCTTGGCGATCATTTATCAAAAGTAAATGAAATTAGAGCAGATCGTACTCTTCAAAACTTAGAAGAAAGAACAATTCAGTTCGGAAATGCAATAAAAGAAGCCAATGTTGCTAATCCTGGCGGATTAATTGATCAAATTAATAGTTTAGATGCGAAGAAAGGTACAGAAGGTTTTGGCGAGTATAGAGAAAATTTACTTGAAACTACATCACAGCTAGCAAAGTTGGATAGTAGATTTGCTCCATTAAATCAAGCAATTATTGATAATACAAAGTTAACTAAAGAAGATGCAGCGGCAATTCTTGCACTAAATGAAAATGCACAAAAAAGCGCAAATGCTCTACAGCAGATTACTGAAGCAAGAAAAGCAGCAGACCAAGCTCTTCAATCTACAATTAATTCAATTGCACAAGCTCCTTTTCAAAATCTTGTTTCTGCTTTTAACGAAGTTGCAAGATTAGAAACAGAGTATCAAGTTACTTTTGATGAGGAAAGATTTAAGCAAGATCAAGCAGCTCTTCAAAAAGAGATAAAAAAGTTTGAGAGAGGAACACAAGCTGTTACAATAAAAACTCGTCGTAGTAGTACTGTTAAAACCGGTAAATTTAAACAGAGCGATGAAGATATAGCAAGAGTAGCTGCACTCGAAGCTCAAAGAGACGCAGAAATTGAAGCACAAATAGTAAAAGAAAAAGCAGCAGATATAGCAGTACTAAATGCAAATGCAGCCCTTGAAGCACAAAAAGAAGCTTTAAACTTAGAAGATAACATTCTTGATCGAAAGAAAACGATTTCAAACATCGACAAAGTGTCTCAATCTTTTGCTGCCCAACGAGAAAGAGCAGCAATTGGTGTATTAAATGCAGAAACTGCTGTTGATAAGGCAAAGCAACAGGTTCTACAATCGGAGTTAGCTTTAGAGGTTCTTAGAAATAATGAAGTTGCTGAAACTGATCAGAGAGTAATAAATGCAAAAAGAGCTTTAGGCTTAGCAGAAGAAAATGTAACAGTAGAAGAAAATAATTTAAGAAATGCAGAAAAGAAAAATGCAGTTGATCAAATAGGCGTTAATATTGCAGAAAGACGTTTAGAAATACAAAAAGAAATAAACGCTGCACAAAATGCACTTGCAAGAGCAAGAATAGCACAAGAAAGAGCTACAACTGCTGGTGTTGGCACTGTAGGAAAAGACCTTGCTACTATTGGTGCTGAAAAACAACAGGCAGCAGAAAACAACATACTTGCACAAAGAAAAACTATAACCGATCAAATTCTTCAAGCCGAGGAAAAGAGAGGAAAACTAAATGCAACAACAGATGCTGCAGGCATTGTAGCTCTTGATCAAGAAATAGAGCGATTAAGAATTAAAGGTGAACAGTTAGATAGAAATCTTGAAAAAGAACAAACTGCTGTTCTTATAGATATTGAAAAAGGAAGATTACGTTTATTAGAGCTTGCAGATCAAATGCAAACATTTTCATTTTCTACTGCTCACGAAGCGGCAGCTCGTAGAATTTTAGAACTTGAAAATTCAGGAAAGGAAGTTACAGCGGCCCAAAAAGAAGAAATACTTTCACAAAATATTGCATTAGAAGAGCAAGAAAGAATATTAAAAGGCATGGAAAATATAAGGGCTACTGTACAAGGTAGTATGGAAAGTGCTTTCATGTCAATCGTAGATGGATCAAAGTCTGCGAAAGAGGCTTTTGCTGATATGGCCAGAGCTATACTTGCTTCAATAGCAAAAATGATTATTCAGTTGCTTGTAATGAAAGCGATACAAGCAACGATTGGTCTTTTTGGTGGGGGTGGTGTAGCAACTCCTCCTACGCCATCTGCAGGATTTGGTGCGATTGGCGCTCGTAGAGGAGGAATTCTTCAAGGCTACTCAACTGGGGGTATTGCAAGAGGTCGTCAAGCAGGATACCCTGCAATACTACACGGTACAGAAGCAGTTGTACCTCTACCAAACAAAAAAGAAATTCCAGTTGATATAAGAGGTGGTACCGGTAATGTTAACAATATAAATATTAATATTGCTTCAGATGGAACAACTAAAGAGTCGGGCGATCAAGGAAATAACTCGGCAGCTCGTCTTGGAAGGGTAGTTTCAGTAGCAATTCAAGAAGAGCTGCAGAAGCAGAAGAGACCGGGAGGAATACTCAGTCCTTATGGAGCAGCATCATAATGGCTATTGGATTTACAGACCTAAACTCAGTGCAGCGAGTTCCAGACAAAAGTTTGAGTATTCCTTACAAACCTAAAGTACTTAAAATTCAGTTTGGGGATGGATACGAACAAAGAATAGCAGAAGGCATAAATAATATTGCTCAAGAAATCGCTGTAACCTTTACAAATAGACCAAAGGCAGAGATTGATGATATAGTTGCATTTTTTGTGAATAAAGCAGGAGTTGCATCTTTTAATTTTACATATCCAGATACAAACGCAGCTGGAAGTGAAACTACTATTAAGGTTGTATGCGACAATTGGAGTCAAACATATGCTTATGATGATTTTTACAATTGTTCTGCAACATTTAGAAGAGTTTATGAAGCATGAGTGTAATAAATAAAGAAATACAACAGCAAGATCCGGGATCTGCTCTAATAGAATTATATGAGCTAGAGTATGCTGATAATACTTTCGCATACTTTTATCCCGGGCTTGACGATGATTTAACTGTAGTGCAGTTTAGAGACTCCGGAGGCTCCACAGTTCGAGACTATCAAGCTGTTCCTATGGAAGTTTCTGATTTTGAGATAAAAAGTGATGGTGCACATTCTAGACCCGAAGTTGTTATAGGAAATATTGGAAATATTTTAACTAGTGCAATTGGAGGCCTTGACTTAGAAGATTTAACAGGTCGAAGACTAACAAAAAGAACTACACTTGAAAAATATCTAGTAGGCAATAGCGGGGACACATCCCCTCCTATAGAATTTCCAAAGTTAGTTTACGTTATTGACAGACTAAAAGAGAGAAATATTTTATCAGCAACTTTTGAACTGGCTTCTCCCTTTGATGTTGCAGGAGTAAGTTTGCCTAAACGACAAATTATTGGAGGAAGCTGTCCTTTTAAATATAAAGCAGCGTCTAGAAGTGTGCTACCTCTTGATAGAGTAGGAGGATGTGACTGGAATAATAAGAGTAATGTCAGTGCAACCGCTTCTTCTGCTCCAGCAACAAGATCTATATTTGTTTACATGAATAGATATGATGAATATGTTGTACCCGACGGAATTACTTTTTCATCATTAAGTACTGTGGGATCAGCCAGCGTTCAAAGAGGACATTACTATAAGACAAATAATCCTAATTTACTACGTGTGTCTGCAAGCGGAACTACAAATAGTGTTTCAGGCTTTAATTACTGGCAATCACTAAAAACGGCAACTGTAGGTGCTCCTTCCGATACAGATACAACAAACTGGAGAAGAGTGAGAGTTGCTGATACATATAATACAAGCACTACCTACTATGCTTACACAGATCCTAAGTTTAATGACTATATATTAGAGGGTAATACCTTGTGGCAAGTAAAAAAGACACAAACTGGAGGAAGTCATGGAGCAAGAACAGAGGGTGTAAATTGGACTACTGGAGATGTTTGTGGAAAGAAAATAGCCTCTTGTAAATTAAGGTTTCATGCAAATACCAATACAAACGCTACTATTGCAGCCGCTGGAGGAGTATCAGCAAGTACAAGTAGTCATGTTCCATTACGTTTTGGGGGTTTTCCTGGTGCTAAGCTCAGAAGATAAGATAATTATAAATGATTTATTTACTGTTTATCCCGAAGAGGGTTGCGGGCTTTTAGTAAATAAGAGAGGAAAGTTGGTTTGGGATTTTTGTAAAAATGTTGCAGATAATAAGAAAGAGACCTTTCAAATACCCGCAGAAAATTATATAAAAGCTAGCCTAACAGGAAGCATACATGCAATTGTACACAGTCATCCCGATATATCATGCGAACCTAGTGATGCAGATAAAAAAGCAAGCGATCATTTAGGTATACCATATATTATTTACTCTCTTCCACAGGCTGAAAAGTTTACTTATACTCCCCAAAAGCTTACTAACCCTTTGCTTGGAAGAACTTATGAATTTGGAAAAAATGATTGTTGGTCTCTGGTAAGAGACTATTATAGGCAAGAGTTAGATATAGAACTGCCAATGTTAGAATTTGAGTACGATTGGTGGGAAAATGGATTAGATTATTTTGGTGATTTATATGAATCTTTTGGATTCGTAAAAGTAGAAGAGCCTCAACGTCATGATGGAATTATGTTTCAAGTGATGGGAGGAGTACCAAATCATTGTGGAGTATACTTAGGAGAAGGTATTTTTATGCACCATGCAGAAGATAGGCTTTCTTGTACAGAATCTTTATACAGCCCAATATGGCGTAAAAACGTAGTAGGATATTACAGATGCAAACAGTTTATTTAAACGGAGGACTTTCTAAGTTTGGAGCAAGATGGGAAACCTCTTGTAATACTATACCTGAGATTTTTAAACTCATAGATTGCCAAACAGAAGGATTTAGAAACTATCTTATACAATCAGTAGAAGCAGGTATTGATTATCAAATAAAAAGAGGAAAAGACTTCATAGACGAAAAAGAGCTATTTTTATCGTTAAATGAGGAAGATATAATAATAACAGAAGTTCCTGCGGGCAGTGGAAAAGCGGGAAAAATAATTGCAGGAATTGCTTTAATAATTGTTGCCTTTACTATAGGTGATCCAACATTAGCAATCGAAGGTTTGACAATTACTGGCCTAGGATTTAATGCAGCAACAGCAGTACTCTTAGTTGGCACAAGTTTAGCGATGCAAGGATTAAGTGAACTAATGATGCCGGGGCCCGAGGTTGATATGGGCGGAGGTAAAGAAAATAAAGCTTACTTATTTTCTGGGCCGTCAAATAATCTTAGTCAAGGACAGCCAGTACCTTTACTTTATGGAGATTTAATTATAGGAGGGGCTCCAATAGGCTTAGCTTTTAGTAATTCTCCTATAAATCTTTCATACGAAGGGGGTTCGGTAGATTTTGAGGCTGGAACTCGAGCCAATCCTCAACCTGTTGCGAATACAAATACGCACACTTCAACAACACCTACCTATGATAACAATGATAACTATCTACCATATATGGATGATACCACAAATTTAGTAGAAATCGCTTAAGGAGTTAATTTATGTCAGTATGGGATGGTATAATTGATGAGATGAACTATAGCTATGGTAGAGGAGGGCCCGTGCTTCCGACTACAGAAAACCAGTATGGAGTTATAACTGACTTACTTGGAGCTGGAGAAATTCAGGGTCTTGTGGGCGGACTTTCTGGAGTTTACTTTAATGGTGTTAGTTTACTTGATAATGAAAAGTATAACACTCTTCGTATGCGAAAAGGTACCGTAAGTGTAAGCGGAACTTCTGTAACCAATGCAAATAATCTTTTTGCAGATATTGACCTTACTTTAGGTCCAAGATACTTACTTATACGAGGAAGCGGGCCTACAGGTAATTTAAATGCAACACATTATGCTAGTAATATATACCATGTAGAGGCTGGTACCGGATTTATTGCGTTACCAAATGGTTTTATTAATGAAAACTACACAAAAGAACCCGGTACAGACAATAGATTAACCACCGATGTTGATGTAAGTACGCAGATTCGTATTCCAGGGGCGGGAGTAGATGGAGCAGAGTACGTTGGAAAGATTACTGGAGTAGGAACTCACTCTACTTATGGTGATTGGGCTTTTATATCGCCAAAAATTTCTACTAGCTTATTGGTCGCAGACGGAAATCATTCGTTTGAGATTGATGTTATACAGCAAATATCTTCCATTTCAAATGCAAATACTGCAACTCTAACATCGGCTGTAAGTCGAAATGTTACTAGTGCGGCTGCTTCTCTTTCTCAGGCACAGAGCTTTGAAAGCGACAATAATGAAGCTTTAACATATGAAAACTCTTATGCTTTTGTACGAACAGGTCAACGCAATCAACTTCCAATTAATAAGTACTCAGGAAGAATACCCTTACCTTCCTCCACCTTTATAATAGCACCAGGAACTGCGCTTACATGGTATTCGGGCACAGGAGGAATTAGAGTTGGGGGAAGCTCAAGCGGAACTTTTATTACTCCTGCACAATTTAATTTTACCACAGGCTCTCTTGAAGAGATCGATACTCTTGAGATTAATATAGAGTTTCCTGGAGGTCTTGTATATAGAACAGCAGAAGAATCAAACCACGGCTTCGCCGTAGCCGAGTTTCAGATTATTCTTCACTATAAGAATGATGCATCGGATACTGCATTTAAAACACAGCTAATTCATGGTAATAATTATGGAGGAGTAGACTTCATAAATAATCTCCATCAAGCCTCTGCAAGCACTAATACTCGAACAAGTTCTCAAAGCTGGGTTGTAGGAACGGGAAATGTTTTTAACTATGAGGGGCAAGTCCGAGCAGCTGCAGGACGTAATTTAGGTGGGATATTTAATAGAACAGGTACCGGAACTCAATACAGACAAAATATAGCGGGACCCTTTATTCAGCCATTTAGAATATCTTTACAAGAGTTTCAGCCGCTGCATGATTGGAAAGTAGAGATACGCAGATTAACTCCCGATGCGCCTTTGGACTATAATGCAAGTAATGTTGATAATAAGTTTGCTCAATTTGTTGGTGCGGCTAGAATAAAAACCGTACAAGCAGGTATTTTTGATAAATTTAGTTATCCAACTACGGCTTATGCTGTTTCAAGTTTTGCTGCAGAAGATTTTTCCTCTCCTCCTTCACGTGCTTATCATTTAAAGGGTAGACTTGTTAAAGTTCCTACAAACTATCTTACAAGAGAGGAAACGGGTACCCTTACAGCAAAGTATACTAGAAATAAAGGGTCAGGAGCAGACTCTGGTTCTTACTCTGCTTGGGATGGTTCCTTTAGAGGGGGCACTACAACTGGAATAAATAGTCGTAAAGTTTATACGGATAATCCTGCATGGATTTTTTATGATATTTTAACAGATAAAGAGAACGGGCTTGGAGAGTATATCCAAGAGTCTGATGTTGATAAATATTCTTTATATCAAATTGCTCGTTATTGTGATGAGCTAGTCCCTAATGGCAAGGGAGGGGTTGAGCCTAGATTTACATGCAATGTTTATATGTCTAGTGCTGCAGAAGCTTATAAAGTCATAAAAGATTTAGCAACTAGCTTTCGCTCCATGTTATACTGGTTAAATGGTGAAATGGTAGCAGTTCAAGACTCTCCAAAAGAACCTGTATATAGTTTTACAACAGGAAATGTACAAGATGGTATATTCAGTTATTCTTATGTAGGAGACAAAGCGAGAATAAATCAAGTAAATGTTACATGGAACAATCCAGATGAAATGTATCAGCAAACTGTTTTAACTGTAGAAAATTTACCCTCAATAGAAAAGCTAGGTAAAATTGTGCCTAGAAATATAGTTGCTTTTGCTTGTACCTCTGAGGGACAAGCAAGACGATTAGCTGACTGGCATCTAAAATCAGCAGAGCTAGAAACAGAGCTAGTAACCTTTAAAACGGGCTATAATGCTATATTTTTACGTCCAGGTGATATTATAAATGTACAAGATAAGCGTCAGTATAATTTTGAAACAAGCGGCAGAGTAAGTTCAGGCTCTACTACAACTAGTATTAATTTAGACAGAACAGTAACTTTTCCGGGCGGAGCTGCAGGTACTGCTTGTAACTTGTACTTAATATATGCTGAGCCTGGAGTATATTTGGCCCAAGACGCTGCGACTATAAATAGTGTTTCTTATACAAGGGGACAATTATTACTAGAAACTGCTAGCGGTGCTCCCCTTGTAACACAAGTAGCTGCCGCCAATCTAGTTGATGACTCAGGAAATGCAGTAATTACTCAGTTTTCTGAAAACACTAGAATAGAAATAAAAGAAATTACTAATACAGGAACTTCTGCTAGCACAATTACAACCTCTGGAGCTTTTACAACAGCGCCTGCACAAGATACTGTGTGGGCAATATCAAGAGAAGATGATGTAAATACAGATGAGTTAAAAGAGTATAAAGTATTAGGACTTGCTCATACAGATGAAGGTATTTTAATAAGTGCAGCTCGCTACGAACGAACAAAATATGATGAAATAGATACAGACTTACCTGTTGAAACAACAACATATATTCCTATACCAGATAAAAATGCAGCTGTTCCTAGGCCGGATAATATTATAGTTGAACAACTTACTACATCAAGCTCTACTGTAGGTGGTGTTCCTACAGGGATGTCTGTAGTTATTTCTTGGCCCACTCCTGAAGAGTCTTTTTTTGATACTAATGGATCGCTACAAAGCATTCCCTATAGATTCTTATCTCACTTTCAAATTGATCATAATATGGTAAGTGGTGATCTAAAAACTAGAGGCAAAATATTTACAAGAATAGATAATATTCCGGGAAGCAGTACAAATGTTACTGTTGAAGGTGTAAGTGCTGGTGAATATACTGTAAAAGTAAGATCAGTAAACTTATTAGGTAAATACTCTCCTTGGCGTAAAGTTACCGCTAGAATTTCTTCCGTTGCACCAGGATCTACTCGTCTTGCTCGAATTGCTCAAGGAGGCAGACTTTCTTGTACCCCAAATATAATTGCAACAACGGGACAAATTGATATAAATGCTACCAAGTATACTTATACACCTCCAAGTGGTATCCCTTTTAATGTTACAAGTGCATCTTCTGCTCAAAAAACTCAATCTTTTTCTGGACTTTCTTCTGGTAATAGAGGTTACTTATTCTTTGATGCAAGTGATACGGCAGATCCATGGAAAGCTGTAGAAGTTGCTACTGATACAACTCAAACTGATGTTAATAGTAATATTATTAAATTTCAGTATGTAAAAGAAATAGGAGCAAGCAATTTAGGACTTACTGCTGTTTCTGGTACAGTAACCACTACGACAGCAAGCACAGTAGTTGCAGGTAGCGGCACATCTTTCTTAACTGATTTTTATGTTGGTGCGCTCATTCTTGTAACTACTAATAGTAGTAATGCTTATACAGCAAATTCAGAGTATCGAGAAGTAGCAAGTATAGCTAGCAATACGGAGCTAAGAGTAAAAAATGCTTTTACTAGAGCATTTTCTGGTCAACAAGCAAGAAAGCAAAGTCTTCCAGTAAAAGTAGAAGATGATGCAATTTTAGCAGAAATAACAAATTCATCTGGAGTATATAGTGCTGCTTTCTTTACCTCTGGGGTTGGGGAAGCTGCAGTTTCAATTCGACAAAACTCTTTTGCATTTACTGTAGATTGTACAAGTGATGGTTCACCTATTTTAAGCTCTGGAGCTATAGCTGGATCGGGCAATGAAATTGCTGTTTTTGAGGGCACCCAGCCAATACAATATGATGGGGTCGGAGCGAGTAATGGAACATTTACGATTTCTGCAGCTGTATCTAATGTAACTCTTCCAGGCAGTGGCTATATTGTAGATAGCGGTTCTTTTGCAACTATTTCAAATATTACTGGATTAACTGCGGAAGTGGGAACAGTTACCTTTACAATTACAGGTAAGAATACTTCTGGCAATTCATTTAGTTTTGTAACAAAGCAAACTTTTACAAAGAGAATACCTGGCGCTTCGGGAAGAACTGTTGAGTTAGAAGCAAGTAAATATGTAATTAACTATACTACTGCAGGAACAGAATCAGATAGCATTACTTTAACTGCAACTGCTTCGGGATTTGACCATATTACTCCTCACTTTGCTTTTTATAAAAGAGAGGCAAACGGTAGCTTTACCCTAAAACAGAACTTTTCCTCTGATAACGATTATGTTATTCCTGATAGTGAGGAACCTGCAAGTGGTGCATCTGTTTTACACAAAGTAGAAGTAAAAGCGAGTACGGGAGGAAATGTACTTTCACAGGATTCTGTATCCATTTATGGAGTACAGAATGGCTCTGATGCGATTACTGGATTTTTAACAAATCCAAGTGCAACTGTGCCCTCTGATAATAGTGGGAACGTATCCTCCTTCTCAAATGCAGCAGGTAACTTCAAAGTCTTTGTTGGAGGAAATGATGAAAGCTCAAACTCAGATGTGACTTTTTCTTCTTCAGGAGCAAATAACCTTTCAAGCATATCTATAAATAGCAGCACAGGAGCATATACAGTTGGAGGAATGGGAGCATCAAATGCTGGTTCTGTAAACTTTATTGCTACAATTGCAGCAAACTCTTCTTTAATTGGAGGAACTGGTGCTGCTCAAAGAACAATTACTCTTCCCTTTACGGTTTCAAAGGCTATAAAAGGCGATCAAGGTAATGCAATTACAGGTCCTGCTGGTTTAAGAACTGTTCAAGGTTACTTGTATTATGAAAAAACAAGTACAGGTGCACCAAATACGCCTCTGTCTAGTACTTATACATTTTCAAGTGGTGATATTGATGGAGGGGGAACAGGCAATAGAGAAGTTTTAGGTCTTGGAGACAGTCCAAATTCAGCTACAAATAAGTGGACAAACTTTCCGAGGGAAAAAGATCCAACCTCTGCAAATACTTTCTGGACAATTCGTTACTATGGAACAGAAAGTGCTGCCAACTCCTCTACCGTTTCAGTTACTTACTCAAATGTAGTTTCTGATATTTCTTTTGATGGAGTTGTAAGATTTAATGGTACTGCTCTTGAGAATGGAACCGGTACTAGTGTAAATCCGCTCGAAGCTTCGGATGTAGGATCTAACGGAAGTACCACTATTGATGGCGGTAGAATTACAACAGGCTCTATTACTTCTCAGAATCATAGTGGAACTGGCGATGGCAGCGGTTTCTCTTCTGCAGGCACAAAAATAAATCTGAATAATGGTACAATTTCTGCAAAAGAATTTCGTATAGACTCAAGTGGAAATGCGAGTTTCTCAGGAGACCTATCCGCTGCAGGAGGTACTTTTTCGGGCTCATTAGTAGTTGGGGGCTCAAACACATCTGTAAGCACTGTAGTAGCTGGAGCAGCAGCAGGAGCATCAGCGAATCAAAGTACTAATTCACAGATACTTGCAGGAAACCTAACAGGAAGTGTTGCTGGTACTAGTGCCACTGATGTAAAAAATGGAGCAGCTTCGGGAGCAAGTGCCCTTCAAGATGGAGATACAGGAGTTGAGCTTTCTTTAAATGATGGCGCAGTTGGACCCATAGTTATTGACCCTAGTGGACCAAAACTTTATCAAGGTACAGGAACTTTTAACAGTACTAATACTGGCTTTTATCTTGATAATGCCGGCAACTTTAGCTTAAAGAATAAGTTAAGTTTTAATGGATCAACTTTAAGCATTGAAGGAGGAATAGTAGCTACTAGTCTTACTTTAAATTCTACTGCTCAAAATAGTGTCGCTACTGCTCTGGCGAGTACAACTACTTCTGATGCAGGCGGTAGCTCTTCAGACGGTGCAAGTGCTGTAACTCTCTACAATAATAGTGGTGTGTTAAAGATTAGATCCAACTCTATAAGCGGTGTTAATCATTTAGTTAAAGAGTCTTCCATAATTAAAAGATTCTCAAATGATAAAGATTTTATTTACGATACTGGACAGCATTCTGGATTCTGGGTTGAAATTGCAGACCTTTGGTGGAGAATGAAAGATTTATATGGTGGACCTATAGACGCAAACGATGTAGTTATTGTGCGCGCAGGAGCAAATGTGTCTCTTACAAGTGATAATGGTACAACCAGAAACTCGTCAGCACTTGCATCTATTGCTTCAAAATGTACATTACAACTAGGAACTGCAATACCAGAGACTACTGCTGGCTATAGTACTTATGGAAATAAAGCAGGAATTGCAACTCAAGTTGCAGACGGTTATGGAAATTTTTTCTCCTCTCCAAGAGGTATTGAAGCAATGAGGTATGAACCACGTAAATCATCGAGTAGTTCTGCTGCATCTTATTTGACAAGCGGTGGAAGCCTTACAAATAGATACTATCGTTCTAATACCGTTACAAATACAGGTGCTACTTCTATTACCTTAGATACGAATGCAAATATGGATAAGCGATTTTATGTAGAAGGAAAGAACACTCTTAGGTTAGA